CTGCTGGAAGTTAGCAGCCGCCCTGAGAGAAAGGATCCCGACACCTACAGTCGCCAACCCGATGCCTGCGAGCGCACGTGACGCAACAGAACCCGTGCGCACGAGCGACGAGTTCATAATCGCCATGCTCTTGTAGAACCCAGACGTGTCCGCTGTAACGCGGGCAACGAGCTGTGCGACTGTTAGTGCCACTAACCTATGCCTCTTCTCTGTCTCTTTCTTGCTGCCTGCTCTGCACTATTCTCAGCCTGTAGCGCTTGGATGGCGATGTCTGTCCAGGCAACAGGCCTTTCTAGAAGCTCCCACGGTGGAATGCCGTAGTACTGAGCTGCCTTTAGGAGAAGGAACCAGTCTGGGGCGCGTCCTGTGAGTCCGTCGGTTGCGAGGAACCGTCTGAGGTCGCGCCCCTCTGAGGGTTTCCCCTCGCCTCCGCCGTGATCGCTTCCATGACCATGCCGAGGAACGGCAGAGGAACCTTCCGGATGTCCTCGATCGAGCACGACAACTTCCTGGTCTCACCAGTCTGGACACCCCTTTCATCCACAATGTCCTCTTCAAGGTCCCAGTCAACCAGGACTGTGTGGAGGAGTTCTGAAACGATCTTCGTGTCTGAGCCAGAACCAGCAAGGTCTTGGATCCCCTCGATTACATCGAATGTCAGAGCACCAGGCTTGAACTCGACGTTGACGTGGTCCTCAGGCTCGTCTCCGTCACCCGGGATTGTGATCCGCGTCTTCTGGACCCGCCCCTTCAGTGCTGACAGCTTCATCTCCGCTCTCCTCTGTTGGTGTTACAGCGGTTTCCTCGACCGCTGCGTCGGGAACGAGATCGTCCTCGACTCTTGCCGGCGTCGCTAAGAGTGACTCCTCTGGAGTCTCTGGTGCAGGGTCGACCTCCTGTCCTTCATCTGGAACGAGCGCATCCTCTACCCGCCCGGGAGTAGAGTCACGAGCAGACTGGAGATTCTCCTCAGTCGGTGACTCGCCTTCCACCTCTGCCTCACTCACAACGTTGCCTCCTTGTTCACGACGGTAGCGAGCATTGCGTTGCCCCACGCTGCGTCGTAGACCTGCTCGAAGGTGTACTCGATGGCGTACACGCCGTCCTCGTCTGAGAAGTCGCCGATATCCTTGACCTTGATCGCAGCATCCCAGGCGAAGCGGTACTTCTGCGTTGAGGAGCCTGCGAGCTGAGACGAGAGTCCCTCGATGCGGATGAACTTCGTGGAACCTGCACGCGCCTGCGTGAGCTGCGCCATGCCCTCGGTGTCAGCCTCCATCAGGAGCGTGATCTCGCACGTCGGCTCAGACTCGACTACAGCAACATAGGACGTCTGTGCCGAATTGAGAACCCAGACAGGTGAGAAGCGGTCCCCTACGTGAATCTTGGCCTCAAGAACACGCGTGAGCTTCGTCGTCCCGAGTGCTCCGAAAGTCGGATCCAGAAAGACGTTGAACTCAGTTGGGATCATCGGAACTTCTGGCGGCGTCGTCGGGGTTGCAGTCATCGTGATGCCGTCAGTGATCGCCTGCCCGAGAAGCGTTCCAGATGCCTCAAACGAATCCCGGTTCAGAGTCATCTCGAGTTCGGTGACGATACCGTTCGAGAACTTGTGTGCCCGAACAGCACCACCCTGCTCGACCGTGTAAGTCTTGACTGTGTCCTCAGAGAATGCTGACGGTGAGAACGTCCACTGGCGACCTGTCACATCGACTGTGGTCGGTGCTGCAGGAGACTTGAGGAGCGAGGCAAGGAACCAGATGATCTCAGAATACGACATCGCTCCTGAGATGCCAGCCTCGACCCACTCCTTGCCAGGAACAACCATGGAGGCGAACTTCTGACCCATCGGCCTGAACCTGTACGGCTCGACCTTGATCGCGGGCTCGATTCCCATGGAAATGAACTTCTTGTTCGCCGGCACAGAGGTGCCTGGGGTCGTTTCCAACCCAAGCTGCACTCCCTGAGTTAGCGATGATCTTTCAGCCATGTCGTTACCTCAGATCGGTTGAGATTGGGTGCGGTAGAGCCCGCCTGCATGCCGATAGTACACCCCCGTGTCTTCTACTTCAAGCAGTGAGAAGGGCTCTACGCGGACACACGAGAGAATCTGGATGGTCGTTGTCGCCCCAGAATGATCATGCAGCGCCTGATCGAGAGCATCAGCGAGTGGGACGAGAGGTGCAATCTCGTGCCCTTCTCTCGTGACCACGATCAGCCAGTCGATCTGGGTGATGATTCGGTGGGTTCCTACCCCTCGCATATCATGCCGTGCCTGCACCTGAAAGCGCACGGCAGGCAGCGCTACATCTGCAGGGATGAGATCAGCAAACGCTGAGAGTGTTGTATCCGCATCGACGCGGGCGGTCAACCACTCTGCAACGTGCAACTCATCATTGAGCAGGGTCAAAGGTGGATCAGTCCTTTCCCCATGTCTGCGAAGTACGCAGCCTTGTCTGCCTCAAGGGCAGGATTGAGGAATGGCTGTGCTGCCATCTTGTAGGTCCCGTACTCGACAAAGCGGCCATACTCAGCGCCTACGATGATCTGCGCCTCTTTGCCTGTTGAGACAGATTCTGAGTGGATTGACGACCTGAGGTACCCTGTCTGAACTGGGGCACGCGCTCGCGCGTCAGAGGCGATCTTATCTGCGTGCGCCTTGACTGCTGCCCGTGCGTTCGCTTCAACCGCTGCGATCAGAGCAGGGATGCGGTTCTCGACCAGGTACCACTGGATGTGCAGTTGCCTTGCCATTACAACTGACTCGTCGCGATAACAGGCCGCAAGAGTTCATTCGTCTCTGGGCGGAGAACTGCCTGAACCCGCAACTTGAGGTCTGCCTGGGTCGTGAGGACAAGGTTGTCCTGCACGCGAACATCCGTCTCTGCTGGAAGGAAAACGGTGAATACGTGAACATTCCGCAGGGCCGTGATCTCTGGCACTGTCTGTTCATGTGCGACCCCTGACTGAAGCGAACAGGGAATGCTCTCCGTGACAAGCGCTTCTGACGTTGACTGGCCTCCGTAGGCGTCTGTGATTGTCGTCTCGCGGTAGAGGTCACAAACGTCTGTCATCCACGAGGTCGTCTCCTGCCTCAGGAGATCGAGTTCATCTGTAGTAAGGGGCATATGCGTTGTTCTCGATCAGTGAGGTTGTGAGGCGCTCGTCAGGAACGAGCGGCACAGCTTGGATACCGCACCTCATCAGGAACTTCTTGTGCAGGGCAACGCAGTGATCATAGAACTGATTCCGCGAGTACATCTTGCCAGCGTCCATGAACAGGTAACGGGGAGCGAGGCGCGTCGACTTCACGAGCCAGCCTTGCGCAACCGCGTAGTTCACGTCGTAGGTCTCTTCCCAACCCGTGTCTGACGGACGCACGCCACTACGGTCGACACGGCGCGAGATATCAAGCAGAATGTCCAGTTCTGCTGCGTAGATGATCGGCTCTGTCTGAGGATCGAGAAAGAGCTCGATACGCGCGCGTGCTTCCGCTTCTGTCACTTGCCCTTCCCAGGCTTCGGATGGGACATGCCCTTCGGGTTCTCCTTCTGCAAGAGCACCTTCTGAACTGGCACTGCAGTCATGCGATCACCTCCAGTTCCTTCCCCAGGTGCCTGTCTTGAGGACCGGCGCCAATTTCTCCTTGAGGGCGATGAGCGGTTCTGCAGGCGCACGTAGCTTCGCCTGGAGGGAGCGCTGGAACGCCTCACGCCGTCTCTCTTGCGCAAGGTGTTCCAGCGCCTGCTGATCCTCCGGGGTCACTTCTACTGCCTGTACTGCAGCCGTTCGAGCAGGAACGCAGTTGCTGCACGCCCCTGCATGTCAGACTGCGCAGACACGGACACGAGGGCGCACTTCGCTGCGAGGAACTGCTCCGCCTCTGTCGTCGTGTCGTCGAGACCGAGCTGCGTGACGGTACCCTTCTTCGCCACCTTCGCATTGACCGTGACATCCGCTGCTGTTGGATTCGCGACCAGGATCTGGACCGTTGCCATTCTCTACACCTCCTCTGGCTTGTCTTCCGCCTCAGCCTTGATTACGGCTGGAGGAGGACAGCGAACGGGTAGCGCGAGGCCTCCGTCTGCTGCTGGTAGTTGATCGGGTTCGGGACCTGGAAGCCGAAGCGTGCGACGACACGGAGGGCAACCATGTCCTGCTGGGCGAGGTTGTAGATGATGGTCCCAGAACCGTTCTGGATCACGGCCTGATCGAGCATCTTGTAGGTGATGTCCTGGCGGATCGCGATGATCCCCTGGGTGAAGTCACCTGCGATCAGGTCTGGCTGGCCTGAACCTGCGGCCCAGAGGCCATCCATCACGTACTTGACAGGCGACCCCTCGATCTCGTTCGTGCTGAGATCCATGAGACGCTGACCTGTCGTGTCGCGGGCACCACGAAGCACAGAGCGGAACGTGCGCCTCGTGACAAACCCATTCACGTCGTACCCGTCGGTCTCGACCGTTCCCATCAGGGAGTTGAGGTCACCACCGACTCCACCGAGCGCCTGGGTCGTTGTGCCCCGCGTGAACGTGTTGGACGCTGCAGTTGCTCCCGCCACGATGTGGGCCGGCCAGGAGGCAGGCTTGTTCGTGCCGAAGAACACGGCAGCATCTAGTGCTCTGGCGATTGCCTCTGCGAGACGGGGCCTGATCTCTCCCCAGATGTCGAAGGACGCATCATCGAGAAGCGCCTCCGGGATCGGGACGATCGCCGCGATCTCCTCTGCGAAGAGGTACTTGTTGGCCCACGCCTGGTCCGTCGTCTGCTTGAGTCCTGTGTCACCCGACACCCAGTACGCCGTCGGCAGAGCAGCGAGAACAGGCATCCGCTGCTGACCAGTCGACATTCTGACGTGCCGGAACAGGCTCAGGGCAGCCGACTCTGCCTGCACGTTCTGGATGATGTCATCCGCTACATCCTCTGGGATGAGAGCGGCAGCATCCGAACGAGAGACTGATGCGTCGTAAACTGACATCCCTGTCTCCTCTTCCTTTGGTTACCTGCGCCCTGAAGCGCGTCTGATCTGCTCGTTCATTCCGGCAGCGGTCGAGCGACCGTCGCCTCCAGCACCACCGTCGGCACCGACACGCGTGCCTCCGCGAAGGTATGGCCGTTCTTTGACGAGGTCCTTGAGTGCAGCCTCGACCAACTGGTCTGAGTCAGGATCCTCGATTGTCCCCCAGTCGAGGAGCTTCGCAGCGTCTGCCTGCGCATCCGGCGCGACTCCGACACGAGAAGCCATGACCTGCACGCGAAGCACACGTTCCCGCTCCTGCGAGGCCTTGAGCGTCTCTGAGAGTGTCTTATTCTCACCGGTGAGCCTTTCCAGGTCAGACTTCTCTGCGTCCTCGAATGCCTTGAGACGATTCTGCAGTTCGTTCCGCTCACGCCGGTACCTCGCGGCCTCGCGGTTGACTTTCTGCAGCTCCTCCCGTGGGATGAGGTCCTGCCCGTCACTGCCAGATCCGGTGCCCGCCTGGGACTCGGTAGTCCCGCCATCGGCGGGATCTCCGTCGTTCTCGCCCCCTGAGCCACCTGGGCCCTCATCAGGAGCGAAGAGGAATCTTGCCTTCATGTTAGTGCTCTCCTTCCTTCTCTGCAACCGTTAGGTCGCGTCCTTGTTCGTTGCCTCTGCCAGGAGCAGTGTTCCAGAGGCAACCGTCTGGAGCACTGATGCTGCCGCAATCTTCACCTTCACGTCGTACACGAGAGCGCGAGGTGCCAGGATTGTGTCAATGCCTGGCGAGGTCACGCGAAACTCTCCAAGCACGCCATCCGTGACCGTGATACCAGAAAGTCCTGCGACATTCGCGCCATACTTGAGCACTGCTTCTGAATCTGCGTCTGACTTCTTGTTCTTCGCCGTGAACCAGATCTTGTCATTCGCAGGGTCGATAGCAACTGTCGCGTCGATATCCCAGATGTTCGTCTCACCCTTCACGCCGTCGATCTGTGTCGTCTGAACTTTTAGGGCCATCTGGTTACCTCAGCCTCCTCCTTGTCACCCTCGATTGTAGAACCTTCCCCTCCACGGTTCAAGCCTACAGCAGAGGTTACACGATTAGCAGCAACAGAAGCGCTCATCCTGTCCGGAACTAGACCTCCCTTGAACACAAGAGCATGATCGTCGCCTGCACCTGCGTCAATCCTCTGCGCGAGAATGAACCTGAGCGCTGCAACGTCAAGCGCTGAACCTGCTTGCGACACGAGGAGCGCAGCTCGTGCAAGAGATACGTCAGATGAGGTTCCTGTGTCGACTGCACGGAAGGCGAGACGGGACGCTTGCGTTGATATGCCTGCGTCAGCACGCGAGAGCGTCGCGTGGAGCGCTCGAAGGTCATTACATGCGCCTGTGTCAGAACGGGAGAGAGACGCGCGGAGCGTTGAGGAATCTGCGCCAGTTCCTGCGTCAGAACCTGACTTTGACACGACCCCTTGAGAAACCGAGGATGCATCCGCGCCTGTGCCTGCGTCTGTGCGCGTGAGTCGCGCGACGAGTAGCGAACTATCGGCTCCTGCACCAGCGTCAGTGCCATGCTTCTCATTCCCTGCCTGAAGCGTCGAGGCATCTGTACCTGCGCCTGCATCCGCACGCGTGTACACGGTCTTCTCTACAGACGCATCAGATCCTACCCCAGCCTCAGTGACTGCATAGCGTCGCGCGACAGCAGACGCATCTGCACCTGCCCCTGGCTGCGTGAGAGCAAACGCTGCGTGCTCACTCGACACATCCACTCCTGCAGAGCTCTGCGTGACCCCATAGGCCGCGTGTTCTGCAGATACATCTGAACCAGCGCCTGTGTCAGACGCTGTCTTTGGGACGGTCAGGCGGGATGTCTCTGCGCCAACCCCTGTCTCTGTGCGTGCAGAGACAGTCCTCTCCACAGAGGAATCAGTACCTGAGCCTGTCTGTGTGACGGCAGAGACCTTAGCTTTGGTCGAATCTACTCCAGTG